ATGCTATGGACGAAGTAATATATTATTGTTTAATTAATCTAAGCGCCTCTATGACAGGCTTCGGATTCGCTAATCCAACACGATGAATGAACATGAATTAATACACGAAATAATAGCTAAGGATAGCAAGCATAAATACTATGACAGAGTAAACCATGTATCGCACATGGCAACTATATTGAATACAGGAGTAGGACAAGAGGAAATGCTAACTAGCCTGAGGAAAAGGGAAAGCAAAGAGCAGATGCAACAGCGTATTGATATTACAAACTCTATTACGCAAGTCCCTGTTGCTATTACCCAAAATTACTACAATAAAGTCAGGCGAGTATCAGGGGTTTTAAAGCGCATAGAAAGTGAGGATACTGAAAGACTAGAAATGCTAGAGAATCAGGTATATAACTTCCATGCCCATCAAACACTAGAGGAGTATATACACGACACTTTATGCCATTATACGTTTTATGACCCTAATGCCTATCTATTAATCTTACCTGAAACTATTTATGGGGAATCAGGACAGGCAATAGATATTGAAATTAGCCATCATGTTATACCTAGCCATAGGATAGTGATGACCTCTGAGAATAAGGGAAATACAGAGTGGGTCTTAGTTAAAACAGTCAGATACATAACCGACAAATACAATAGGTCTCAGGAGGTCTATGATTATACCTATTACACAGCAGGTAATGTTATAGAACATATAGACGTAACGGAGGGAGGGGAGATAGGCGACATGGGTACAGTAAAAATAGATGATGGCAAAGGAAAAGAGAGGATTTATGCAATGTTTGAATACCCTAACAGCTCTAAGACCTGCCCTGCAATTAGCCTTAAGACATACCTAGACCCTCAGACCAACAATAAAACAGGAGTAACACCCCTAGAGCCTGCAATACCCTTATTAAAAAAGCTAGTCAATATAAACAGCCTTAATGACCTAGTAACTTTCTTACATACTTTCCCTAAGCGCTTTGTTTTGTCTAGGAAGTGCCAAGACCCTGAATGCGATAATGGTTATTATGCAGACGGTATGGTATGTGGAACTTGTAAGGGGACAGGAGCTGACCATCATACTAGCGAGCAGGATATAGTGGTTATTACTGTTCCTGATGGGGCTTTAGCCAATGAGATACCTAACTTAACTAATTTCAGCCATACAGAACAGCCTGATATTGCTACGCCTCAATACCTAGATGGAAAAGTTAATGAGCTTATTAGGTCAATATTGTTAGCTATATTTAACCAAGAGGTGTATTCAATGGTAGAGGTAGCAAAGACAGCTACTGAGAAAATGCTAGAGTATCAGAACATATATGACAAGCTACAACCATATACAGAAAGGATTAGTATAATATTTGAGAGGGTAGTCAAGCTCATGGCTAATTACTACGAATTCGATGTAGAAGTACAGCACAGCTTCCCTGTTGATTACCAATTTGAAACTGAGGTTGATTTAATCAGTAGATACTCAACAGCGAAGCAGGCAGGATTAAGTCAGGAGATATTAAATAGCTATGAAACTAAGATTCTAGAGCGCCAATACAGGAATAACCCTTATAAGGTAATGTTGGAAAAGTCATTAATGAAGCATAAGCCTTTCAGCGATAAGTCAGAGAGCGCAATTATCAGCATATTGACCAACAGAGCCAATAATGACTATGATAAAGTATTATGGGAAAATTGGGCTAAGGTCAGGGAGATAATCAATAGGGAGTTTGAGGACTTCCCCTATGTGAATGAGCAGAGGCAAATGCAGATAATGGAGAGTATAGTAGATTCAATCCTACAAGACATAAAATACAATGTTCCTGAGGATGTTGTGCTAAACCTTGACTGATGACTGAAAGCGAAATAAGAGCCATTATAGACCGTTTAATAGAAAAGCGCACTAGTAAGCTAGAAGCACTTGTTAAACGCTATGAGAGGGCTTTATATGACGCTAGTAACCAAGTAGTAGATAGCCTAGACATTACATTTACAGTAGAGGGTAGAAAATCAATAGAGCCAACAGCCAAGAATATGCGAAAGGCTACAAGTGGCTTAGTCAAGCAATTAGAAAGAACCATCCAAGCTATAAAGCGCTCAATCCTAGCTGAGATATTCCTGACCATCAAGGAGATAATAGCCAATACCATTAAATTCAAAGTGGCTCAGGGTAATGCTGTTAGTAAGGCTCAACAAACAGATGCCCTAGACATAGTTTTTACTCGTTATGGATATTCATATAAGACAGGTAAGATTATCAAAGGTGGTTATCTAGATGCTATTACTGATATGACCCCTGTAATTAGTAGAGTATCAGGCGATATGATTAAAGCCATTCAGGCAGGTCAAGGACTAAATGAATTTAAGAATCAATTTAGGGCTCAGTTTTTAGGAGCAACTAATTCAGGGTATTTATCAAGCTATTTCAATAGATGGGCTAGAGATATATATCAACAGGCAGATGCTGTATCTAATTTACAGCTAGCTCAAGAACTAGGTCAGGAGTTTGCTATATATGGAGGAACGGCTAAAGATAATACAAGATGCTTTTGCTTAGAAAGGATAAATAACGTATATTCAAGGGTAGAGATAGAGAGTTGGAACAATAAGCAATGGACAGGAAAGATTAAAGGGGGTAATGTATTGATAGATAGAGGAGGGTATAATTGTAGGCACATATTGAATTGGGTTACTGAGGAGACGGCTAATGCCATCCTTAAAGCAAGGTCTAAAGAGATTAACCAATATAATGAAAACGTATGCTAAACATGATGGGAACAGTAACAGCTTATGACATAGATGGTAATGAGATTCAATTTGATATAGACATAATAGCTAAAGACATGGATGGCTTTCTAGATGCTTTAGATTTTATCTTAGATGATAATTTTGTAGAGGAGTATAGGGTTGACCTATACGAATATCATAGCACAGTAACGGATAACGCCAAAATAAGCGTACCACAAATAGATAACTAATGTATTTAAGTGATTGGCAGGTATATTTGATTCATGATACTCTAGGAACTAAGATGACAGCTCCTAAGGTAAGCGATTTAGTATTTACCTATGAGGAGAAAGAAAACAAAGAAAACCTGCGATTAATACTTGATACTCCCTTAATATTCACAGGCGATGACTATCAATACATACAGGATGCCATAGCGTTAAGCAGTTGCCCCGAGATAACAGTAGAGGTAAAATACAGAAGTTCATTATTTTGGACAGGGTATATTAATCCAAAGCTAGGTACATTTGATGAGGATGTTTGCAGGGTAGAGATTAAGGCAACGGCTGAGGATTTGAATGATTGCCTAGATAACATTTTAGAGGAGGAGCAAAACATACTATTCCTAAACTTACCTAGAAAAACAGCCTATTTAGGATACCCAAACGCTGAGTTGAATATTCAGACCTGCATATTAGGTAACTTTGATAATGTAGAGATAGTTGATAATGTGCTATATCAAGGTGGAGACCCTGTGTATCAAGTAGGGGATGAGCCTGACTTCACTACCTGCGGACTAGGTGCAGAAAATGGATGGGCTTTATATCAGGAAAAAATAGAGCTTATTAGCGTCAATCCTGATGGAACATTTACAGTCAGGGTGGAGAATAAATATGTAAGAGAGGAGGTAACTTTAGATTGCTCAGGTGGTGTTCCTGTGGATGCTCCTGATGGGTTTACCTTAATTACCGATAATTGCTCGGTAGATGGAACAGCTTTGTATGGCAGACCTCCTGTAACTTATGAGAGTCAAAGAACAGGATATTTGATTACCTCTCTAGAAGTTGACCCATTGACATGGAGTAGCTTAGATGATGGCAGTAGTAGGATAATAGATTACAGGGTAACAGGGTATAACTCAATAGGAAATATAACTAGCTATGGCAGGGCTTTAGTCCTTAATGATGTCATAGAGAAAATGGTAGAAGATTGTGAGCTGACAGTAGTAAGCAACCTGCTAAACATTAACCCTGATGCAACAGCCCCCACTAATGATGTATATAGTAGCACAGCGCTTCACAATTTACTGATATGGC